CGCAGCCCCGTCGAGTTTCGCGCCAACGCGCAACACCATCGCCCGACCCAGTTACCGATCATCCCAATCACGCATCTGCACATTTGGCGGTCAGCGGCGGGCGACACCCCATGAGGCAAGGCATGACCGAACACGTTCACGCCCCCGCCCATGACGACGACCACACCCACGCGCCGGCCTGGAACGAACCTAGCCGGGATGCTGAAGGCCGTGCGGTTGCGGATATGGCGAGCAATGCCCGTCCTGAGTAACCCCAAGCACGAGCGGTTCGCTCAGGAGCTGGCGAAGGGGAAAAGCCAGGTCGAAGCGTATGGTGAAGCCGGTTACAAGCCGCACGACGGCGCGGCGGCCCGGCTGTGCGGAAATGTGCGGATTCAAGAGCGCGTCGCAGAAATCCAAGAGCGCGCGGCCATTCGTGCTGAGATCACCATTGCCGGGCTGACGGAAAGCCTGATGCGGCTCGCCTCTAAGGCGGAAGCTCTACAGGATGCCTCCGGGTTCCAAGCCTCCCGCGCCTCGCTCATGGACGCGGCCAAGCTAAACGGCCTGGTGGTCGAGAAAACGGATTCCACCGTTAATCTGGCGGTCAAGGGTATCAGGCGGACGGTCGTTGATCCTCGAAATCCCGACGCCTAGAGCGTTTGTTCCGCTTCTTGGCTCTCATCGCTACAAGGGCGGGCGAGGCGGGCGCGGATCTGGAAAGTCACACTTCTTTGCCGAGATGCTGGTCGAGGAGGCTGTAGCGGGCCACGTTCGCGCCGCCTGCCTTCGGGAGATTCAGAACTCGATCAAGAACAGCGTGAAGCAGCTTATCGAGGACAAGATCGCCGCGCTCGGCGTGCGGCCTTTGTTCAAGATCACGGACACGGAAATACGCGGGCCGAATGACAGCCTGTTTATTTTCCAAGGGCTGCAAAATCACACGGTCACGTCGATCAAGTCGCTGGAAGGCTTTAACCGGGCCTGGGTCGAGGAAGCCCAGACGATCAGCCAGAAGTCGTTGGACATCGCCCGCCCGACGTTCCGCGCTCCCGGCTCGCAGATGTGGTTCTCGTGGAACCCGGTAGGCGAAGCCGATCCGGTCGAGCGGTTCTTCAATGAGAACGCGGGCGATTCCGACTTCGTGCTGGTGACGGCGAACTGGTCGGACAATCCGTGGTTCCCGGCTGAGCTTCACGCGGACATGCTGCGGGACAAGACGCGGGATTATGACAAGTACCTCCACGTCTGGGAGGGCGCCTATCAGCGGATGGGCGAGGCGGCGGTGTTCCGCAACTGGAAGGCCGAGGAGTTCACGACGCCAGCCGATGCCGTGTTCCGGTTCGGGGCGGACTGGGGCTTCTCGATAGATCCGACGGTTCTGGTCCGCGCCTACATCATCGGGCGCACGCTCTACGTCGACCAGGAGGCTTACGCGGTCGGCTGCGAAATCGATAACACGCCTGCCCTGTTCGATACGGTCGAGGGCTCACGCAAGTGGACGATCCGGGCCGATAGCGCGCGGCCTGAAACGGTTAGCTACATGCAGCGCAAGGGCTTCAAGATCATCCCGGCGGTCAAGGGTCCGGGGTCGGTCGAGGACGGCATCGAGTTCCTGAAGTCGTACGACATCGTCGTCCATCCGCGCTGCAAGCGGACGATCCATGAGCTGACCCACTACAAGTTCAAGGAAGACAAACAGACGGGGGAAATCCTCCCGATCCTTGAAGACAAAGACAATCACGTCATCGACGCCCTGCGCTACGCCTGCGAGGGCCTGCGCCGCGCTCCCAAGCAAACCCCAGCCACACCCAACCGCAACCCGCCCGATCTCTGGGGGCGGCCTAAACAGGAGACGAGCAGTTGGAAGGTGGCCTGAACAATTACGAAGGGGAGGGGTACAAGCCTAACCTTCCGTCCCTTCGGAAAATGTTCGAGGAGGCTTCCGACCTCACCAAGACCGCGCGTCTGGAAAGCCGCAAGGACGGGGATTACTACCACGGCTATCAGTGGACGAAGGAGGAGCGCGACGCTCTGCAACGCCGCAAGCAGCCTGACAGCGTGTTCAATCGCATTCGCCCGGCGGTCAACGGGACGCTTGGCGTTCTGCAACAGGGCGCGACCGATCCGCGAGCCTATCCCCGCAACCCTGGTGACGAAGACGCCGCCGACGTGGCGTCCAAGGTGCTGCGGTACGTCGCCGACGATAACCAGTTCGACAACCTGAAGATCCGGGTGGCGCGGGACTATTTGATCGGCGGGACCGGCGCGGCCATCGTCGAGGTTGACGGCGAGATGAAGGTGAAGATCACTGACATCAACGCCGAGGAGTTCTTCGCCGATCCGCGCTCACGTCGCGAGGACTTCGCCGACGCGCGATACCTGGGAATCGCCAAGTGGCAATACGCGGATGACGTAGCAGCGCGTTACCCGCAATCGGCCAAGGGCATCGAAGACGCTCTGGAAGGCTCTATCGGGGCCGTTGACGACACGTTCAAAGATCGCCCGACCGACGCCAGCAACACGGTTGCATGGACCGACCGCAAGAAGCGCCGGGTTATGGTGGTGGAAATCTACCATCGCGAGGGCGATCGCTGGTTCCGGTGCGTGTTTCATTCCGGTGGCGTGCTGGAGGCCGGCGAAAGCGGCTACCTGAACGAAAAGGGTGTTCCGTCCTGTCCTATCGAGGCGCAATCGTGCTTCGTGGACCGGGAGAACAATCGCTATGGCATCGTGCGCGACATGCGCGGGCCGCAAGACGAGATCAACAAGCGCCGCTCCAAGCTGCTGCACCTGTTGAACGCTTCGCAGATACAGGCGGTCGATCCGTCGGCGGTCGAGGTGGACAGCAACACGGCAAGGGCGGAAGCGGCCAAGCCTGACGGCGTGATCCCGTTCGGCTGGCAAAAGGTCCCGACGTCTGACGTTGCGGCTGGACAAGCGCAACTGCTCGCCGAGGCCAAGGCGGAAATCGAGAGGATGGGGCCGAACCCCGCCATTCTCGGGCGCCAGGGTGAAAGCAGCTCGGGCCGTGCCCAGCTTGTGCGTCAACAGGCCGGGCTGACCGAGCAAGCCGTGATCTATGCCGGCGTTGAGGCTTGGGAGCTTCGGATCTATCGGCAGATTTGGGCGCGCGTTCGCCAGTTCTGGACGGCTCCGATGTTCATCCGCGTGACGGACGACGAAGGGGCGCCGGAGTTCATCGGCGTGAACCAGGTCGAACAGGGCTTTGATGAGATGGGGTTCCCCGTCCAGTCGATGCAAAACCAGCTTGGCCAGATGGACGTCGACATCATGCTGGACAGCGTGCCTGACACGGCCAACGTCCAGCAAGAGCAGTTTGAGACGCTTGTTGAGCTGGCTCGCATGTATGGGCCGCAGGAAGTGCCGTTCGATGATCTCCTGATGCTCTCGGCCATGCCGGGCAAGCGCGAGGTCATGGACAAGCGCAAGGGCCGTGCTGAACAGGCCGGACAGGCTCAACAGCAGATGCAACAGATGCAAGCGCAACTGGCCCAGGCCGGGATGCAGGCCGACATCGAGAACAAACAGGCCGACACCGCCTTGAAGGCGGCCAGGGCCGAGACAACCGTATTTGACAGCCATGTGAAGGCCACCAAAGCCGTCATGTCGTCGATGCAACCCGCCGCCGGGGTTCTTCTACCGGGCGTTCCGCAGGGCCTAGCGTAAAGGCCAGCCGTCGCCGGGCTTCGGGCGATTTTCGGGACGCCTCCGACAAGGGCGCTAGGGTAATCATGGACAATCTGGACTTCCTGGATTCCGCTTCGGCGGAAGACGTCGCCACGCCTGCCGAGCCGGTCGAAGCCCCGACCGTACAGCAGGAAGCCGCACCGCATTCGGTTGAACAACCGGAAAGCGGGCCGATCCGTGACGATCAAGGCCGCTTCGCCCCCAAACAGACGCAAGTTCCGCTTTCGGCTCTAGAGCAAGAGCGGACACGGCGTCAGGCGGCAGAGGAGCAGCTTCGCCAGTACAGCGCACAGCGTGAAGTCCCGGACGTCTTCACTGACCCGGAAGCCTTCGCCGCATTCCAGCAAGAGCAGGCCGCGAACATCGCGCTTACTGTGAAGCTGGACATCAGCGAGGACATGGCCCGCTCCAAACACGGCGAAGGTGTCGTGGACCAGGCGCGGGATTGGGCTCTGGCCAAGTACGCCACGAACCCGGCTTTCCGGCAGGAAGTCCTCAGCCATCGAAACCCCTACGAGTACGTCGTCAGCAGCTTCAAGCGCGAGCAACTGTTCGCCGAAGTGACGCCTGAAGACCTCGAACAATTCCGAGCGTGGAAGGCCAGGGCCAACCCGCTGAACCAGCAACAGGCGCAAGCCACTCCCCAACCCGTCGCCCCGCCGCGCTCCATCGCATCGGTTCCCAACGCCGGAGGCTCACAGCCCGGCGCGCAACCGATCTACGACGGCGCCGCGTTCGACGCTGTTTTCAGGAACTAACCAATGTCTGAAGTGACGCTCGCCACGGCCTCTGAAAAGCAGGTCTACCTCAAGAACTACTTCGCCGAGTACATCCGTGAATCCGGCTTCAAGCCGTACATGGGCCGCTCTTCGTCCTCGATCATCGTCGCCAAGTATGAGCTGCAAAGCGAATCCGGCAAGACGATCAACATTCCGCTAATCCTGCGCCTGACCGGCAACGGCGTCACCGGCTCGACTG